TACTCTCAATCCAACGAATCGCAACCTGCCCAGAAAGAGTGATTGCCTCTGCGTTCGCTAGTTTGTAATAACGGAAGTATTGATTGCCAATAGCACCATAAGCAGAGTTAAGTTGAATCTTCCTTGCCATTTGAATATTATTACACCTGGCAATTTCCTTTTCCAACTCTTTTGTTTTTGTCTTTTCATACTGTTGTTTGGCAACAAGCATTTTCTTCTTGTAAATGGTGCGATCTTCATAGATCTTCTCCATTAGTTCAGGCAGAAACCCACGAACATTCTTACGGAACATAGCACCATTCGGACAAACTGCATAGTCCTTGTACAGTTCAAAAGAAAGTTCTTGATTGAGAATCTTATCGACAGTTGCCGTTGGGTGCCTTTCATCCACAAGAGTTTCTGGACTCACATTGAACTGCATAATCAGGTGCGGATATAGGCTGTTTAAGTCAAAGTTGACAACCCAATCATACTTACCAGGAACAGGTTCTTTTACATAGGCACCGGCATACTTTGAATCCTTTTCTGATTTTTCTTTGGGAGGAATCACAATATCTTTCTTTTTAAGATAATTGTAGATAATTGTATCCCACATTCGAACCTGCGAAGATATATCACCATAGTTTGCCTTGGCATCATACGCCATCGTAATCGCAAGTTCAATCAGTTTCATCTTGTCTTCCAGACGGTCAACAAGTTCTACGTCAACAATGTTATACTCCACAAACTTCTGCCAACCTTCGGTATAGAAGTCCTTGAAAGTATCAAACTCCGAGTGGTCGAGTTTCTTTTGTCCGAGTTCCACTTCGGCAATATAATCTAGGCGATAAGATTCCTGTGCCTTATATGTGAATTTCTTATAAAGATTTAGATAATCAAGTTGAGTAATCCCACCAACATCATATGAGATGTGTTTGCGACCAGCAATATAAATTTCCCTTTCGGTTACAAGACCCCAAGGTGAAAGACGCTTCATTAACTTCTCACCAAGAATCCTATCAATACGACGCACAAGATACGGCATATCATACAATTCACTATTCCAACCAGTCACGACTTCAGGAGTATTTCCCTCAATCATCCACCAGTTGATAAATGCCGTCAGAAGTTCATATTCAGTTCTAAAACTTTTATAATCAACATTCTGTTGTTTATTATTAAATGGTCCCTGCCCCCAGGTGCGAATCTTTTTTGTTGTATAGTCCTGAACACTAATCAGCAGAACTTCTTCTGCTGCCGACTCAACATCGGGAAATCCATTCTCGGACTTAACCTCAATATCAATCGTGGAGATTTTAATCTTGGTAGTATCAAACTTGATTTCTTCCTCTGGATACTTTTCAGAAATATACTGATAAATGTATCCAGTATTACCATAGATTTTAAAGTTTTCTACGCCGTCATATCTTTTGATAAAATCACGACACTCACGCACAGTTCCTGGTTTAATTGTTTCTACATAATCACCTTCAAGAGTTTTGTATTTTGTTTTTTTCTTTGATGGAACAAAAAGAGTCGGATAGAACTTCTCACGAGTCATAAAGTTCCGACCGTTTTCATAGCCGCGAACCAGGACGTGATCCCCGACTAGTTGTACGTTTGTGTAAAAGCGCATTATGCAGTTAGTTCAAGATACTTTTCAATAATTTCTGGAATTGGATCTACGATTGTAAGAATACTATCAGAATGAATCATAATTTCAGTCTGATTTGTAATCTCTGGCCAAGGTATCATATTATCCACACTGAGAAATTCATATGGATTAATTAATTTACAATCAGGTTCTCCAAGTTCAGAACCAACCTCAACAATTTCAGTGATTAATACTGTGTCAACCTTCAATAGAAGACACTTGATGTTCTTTGCCATTTACTTTTTCCTCATACATTTCTAAAATGGGTTTAACTGGTTCAACAATTGTCACTATCCAATCCGGCCGAACTGGAATCTCATTGTCACTTGTAAAAAGAATCCAGGAAGAAAATGTGACACTCACATTTCCTTCGTCTTCTGGTCCTACTGGTTCTTCTGTTAGAAAGATTGAATTACTAACTTTTATTTTATGTGGATTTGTAAAAAGATACCCACATACTTTTTCATCAGAAATTAATTCCTTAATATCGGCAATTACAGTTTCTCCCGATTTTAATAGAGCAATTTTTACGGACATTTTTGATTCTCCTCTTCATTCATTATAGCACAAAAAAAGGAGGAGTCAATCTGGATTTTGCCAGATGCTCCTCACGACAACGATATTCAAATATATTTATAGGTAAGTTTTTCGTGCGTGATGCTCCGGAACAATTTTACCTAATCGAACGGTAAGTAGTCCGTCTTCAAAGGTGACTTCTCGGACTTCGGTA